TTATGGTCTGTCAATAATCACCTGATCGCCGTCCACGTCGAGGTACGGCGTGATGGCGATGCCGCGGTCGCTCTCGACCACGATGTAGGCTCGATTCGTCGAGCGCTCGGTGGCTATATATGAGTACACGTTCTGCGGCAGATCGTAGAGTGGTCCGTCGGACTGGTCCATGACAGTGGCGACACCCGTCGCGCTCGCATCGCTGGGATGCGCAAGCGAACAGGCAACGGCGATGAGCGCGAACATGGCGATGACCGCCAGGACCGCGTAGACGACGCCGAGTAGCTTCTCGCTAAGCTTCATGTCACTCCTTGACGAGGTAGTCATCTGCCTCGGGCTTTCCGGTGGCGCGTCCGACGGCAATATAGCGGAGCTTCCCGCTGCCGCCGGTGTAGCGTCCCCAGATAAAGCCGTCCGCGGACTTATACCAGTCGTCGAGCACGACAGTCTGCCCCCTGCTGTAGGAGGCCACCACGGACCCGGAGAGGGACGGCGCCGAGCGCACGTTGAGCTTGAAGACGGTGCAGCGGTAGCGGCCCCCGAAGCCCTTGGTCTCAGTCGTATGCTGGGTCGGCTGCTTCGCGGGCGCCTGCTGAACGGGCGCGGAATTCGATGCCTTGATTCCGAAACTCTCGAGGTAGATTCGGGCCAGGTCGTCGAGGTATTCATTGAACTTCTGCAGATCGCCGCCGTTGTCGATGAAGCCGTTCTCGGCGAGGCGGTAGTTGATGCCCCTCGCGGCGGCCCTGTTGATGTTAGCGAGGTTGGATCGCTTGACGAGCTTCTGCGCCCGTCCCGGCATAAATGCTGACAACTTGGCCGACAGCGTCTTGTCGTAGGAGTCCGGGCTGAACTTCGAGCTGATGATCACATGGGCACCGTGAGGTGTCTTGAGGCCGCTGGCATCCATATGCAGCTCAACGACGGGACCGTCGGCCTTGAGGCTGTTCAGCCCGCCGTCCGCATACCAGTTGCGCGAAGTGTCACAAAGCACCACCTGATCGCCGCCAAGCTCCTTGATGCGCCTGCCGAGCGCACGCATGCGCTCGGCCTCGGTGTACCCGCCGGCGCAGCAGCCGGGATCGCCGGCGCCGTGCCCGCAGATGACGAACAGCTTGGCCACGCTATTCACCGTCCACGTCATGGTCGAAAATGCGCATGAGCGGGGTGTCGCGAAGCTCGGGGTATGCGGCGCACACGTTCTCGAGGATGGAGGCGACCTCCATGATGATGATGTAGGCGCACACGACGGTCACGGAGACGCCGCTGAAGCCGAGGCCGGCGATATGCGTGCCGGCAAGCTCGATCATCACTGCGACCGCGATGAGGCAGCAGAGCAGGATCTTGTGGCCGAGGCCGACGCGCATCTTGGCGCTCGAGACGTTGCCGTTGATGACAGCGCCGATGAAGCCGGTCAGGATGTCCATGACCATGAATGCGCACGCGATGGCAATTGCCCAGACCTGAGGCTCGGTCAGCTGGATGATGATATTGGACATGCGACCCTCCCCTAGCCGTTGCTCACGATGCTCCAGGCGCTGTCAGAACCGAAGGCGCCGGGCTCAAGCGTGTTTCCGTCAATCAGCGACTCGTAGACAGACCCGTACTTGGTGACTCGTTCGCCCTTGGCGTACGTCTTGCCGCCGACCCACTCGGGGGCGTCAGCGCCGCCGGCCGTGGACGCCATGACCTTCGCCCAGTGCTGGGGGTCGGAAGCGGGATCAGCCGCAGTCGCCGTGTGGCCGGAGATGGCCTTGTAGAGCGTGCCCTGCCAGAGCGCGCGGTCGCCCTGCGCGTAGACGTGGCCGCACATGTAGAGCGGATAGAGCGCCGGAACCTTCAACGCGTCATCGTCGGAGAGGGCGGCCGCCTGGATCTGCGCGAGCATGAGCGCGGCGTCCTGAGGCGTTCCGGCATCGGGAACGAGAGTCCACACCTGCCAGATGGCGCCGTCATGCTGCTCATAGGAGAGCACCGTGTGGTAACCGGCGCCGGGGTTGGGTTCCGCTGCCTCGCGAATCGGCAGGCCGGAGCCGTCCGTGGTCAGGTAGACAGACCCAGATACAAATTGTCCGTAAAACATTTTTCTCCTTAATGGTTGATTCTTTCCCAAAGCTCCGGGGCCGTATCGGGCTCAGATCCGATACGGGGCGCATGCGTCTGCAGGCACTTGTACAGGTCGCCTCCATATGCCACGCGCGCGCCGGCGGCATACGAGGCCTCACCCACATACCACGGCCGGATGAGCTGGGGTACCTTCAGCGCATCCTCATCGTCGAGAGTCTCGGCGGACATGGCAGCAAGCCGCACCGCGTCATCGCGCACCCCGTCTGGCACGACACTCCATACTTGGTAGATGGAACCGCCCCGCTGCTCATACGCCATGACCGCCTTGAAGCCCTCGGGGACCTCAGGCTCATCAGACGCGAGAATCGGGAGACCCCTCCCATCTGTCGCCAGGCGCACCGCGGGCCCGACAAGGGTCCCGATCAATGCCATTTAGACTCCTTTCTCTCGACCTCTCGTGGCAGAAATCCCACGCGCGTATCCTCTCCTTGAGAGCCCACGCGTCTGGGATTTACGGGATTGGAGACCATGATGAAAGTTGCAGAGGCCGCCTCGAGGTACATGGACGACAAGCGCGGCAGGCTGCGCGCCTGCACCCTGGCCGGATACGAAAGCGCGCTAGCGCTGCACGTCCTACCTCGCTGGGGCGAGCTGGAACTCGAGGCGATAACGCCCGAGGGCGTACAGGGCTGGATTGATTCGTTTGAGCTGCCTGGGGCCGCCGAAAAGGCATACAAGACCCTGCGGCAGGTTATCCGCTGGGCCATCCGCCGTCTCGGAGTGCGGATGTACGACCCCACCGCCGCCGGTGTCGAGCTACCGCACAAGCCAGCGCACCGACCACGCACGATGGAGGCGAGCCAGGTCCGCGCCTACCTCCGCGCGCTGTGGGGACACGAGTGCGAGGCGGTCGCGATCTGCTCGGTGACCCTCGGGCTGCGGCGCGGCGAGGCGTGCGGCCTCAAGTGGTCGGACATCGACCTGCGCACCGGCGAGGTCCGCATCCGCCGTTCGAGGCAAGTCGTGCGCGGCAATGAGGTCGTCGAGGCGCCGAAGACCGAGCGCTCCGCGCGGTCCTGCTGGCTCCCACGCTTCGCGGGCCAACGCCTGCGCGCTCTGCGAAAAGGCCACTCGGGCTGGCTGTGCGATCTGTCGCCCGACGCCATCGCGCGGCACATCAAATCCGCATGTCACCAAGCCGGCGCCGCCTGGACCTCGATGACTGAATGCCGTCACACGTGGGCGACGCTCGCCGTGGAGGCAGGCGTGGGTATCGAGACCGTGGCCATGATGCTGGGGCACACCGACATCGGAACGGCCTACGAGCACTACATCGTGCCGAGGCCGCGCATCTGCAAGGATGCGCAGAAAGTGGTTGAGCGGCTGATACTCGGGGGCTAGGATTCCGTATCCCGTGCGCCGAGAGTTTTTGTCGGCAACAAAATCGTGAACTTCAACCATGCGAATTACACGCTGCTTTGGGACAAGGCGGGCTTTGAGCGGGAGTTCGGGCGAAGCTTCGACAATTCCCGCGATTCCGTGTGCGCGATGAACGGCGATGCGAGCTACGACTTCATGGTTTCTGGCGTGAATTTCTACCCACGCGACGAGCGGATCATCGTCGCAATCAGCGGCACACACACGGGCCCATTCCGAGTGAATTACATCGTTGTGCTTGGCTAGCATTCCGTATGCCAGGACACAGGATGGATCTACCTGTACAACGACAACAAGTGGGGGTACGTTAAGTACAGGGCCAAGGCGGGCATCTGTTCCGTCCAGGTCGGCGTGTACGGAATCAATGCCAACACCAATTGGGAGGTGCCGGCGGCGATCCCGACCAAATTCCTGCCGGACAACGGGTCGTATTTGGCTCTCTCCCACAGGCAGTCCAACAATGTTGCTCAGCTGTGGATTCCGCCAAAGACGAGCAGCGACCAGCACCTATACGTCTATTCGCAGATTAACGCGACGTTCGACACCATCATCAACGGCATCGTGTCGTGGATTTACTGAGCGAGGACAACGGTTCTTGACGTGCCCTCGACCTGGCGTGATTCCGTATCCCTGTACGAGACGAAAAACTGGAGCGTCGTGCGCGTGGGCATGACGGTCTACGTCCGCGCCACGCAGATCATCGCTGATCCTGCTGAGGGCATCAAGTGTCCGTACGTCATTCCCGAGGAGCTGCGGCCCTCCCATGCCTGGTCTGCGGCGATGGTCACCGAGTACGGAGGCGTGGACAACTCGTACCGCCTGCTCGTCATGCCAGACGGCACCATCATAGTGCATAGCATGGGCGGCAAGACGGACCATCGGAACCACTTCGCCTCGCTGAGCTACCCCATCGGCATGTGATTCCGTATCCCCGAGAATTGTGGCAAAGACGAATGTAGGGAAGAGCTATCAGGTATTCAACTATGACATGCCGCTAAACAGGATGGCGGCGCTCGTCTGCACCTATCAAGGGCGCCCTCTGGCATCGACCTTATTCACCACGTCAATGTTTGCCAAGGTATGCACCAACGCCGGAATGTGCGTTGACTGCATTTACGAATCCACCGACTTTATGGTCCACGCCTACTACACCAACGGCAAGCTGTACCTCATGGCCGATGACCCAGCATGTAGCGCAGTATTCATAGTGATTTAGATACAGACCACGGCCTGACCGGAGAAGTCTCCAGACGTCATGGAAAAACAGAAGACGGTTCCATTTGTGTCGATCTTGACGTAGCCCGAGGCGCTGCCCACGTTAAGACATCCAAACGCCTCCGTCACCGGTTTAAAAGGTAGCTGGCAAACGGTGCGACCGGTATGTCCCGTAAGAGAGATGTTTTTCAGCTGGACGACAACGATGCGCCCGATGCTGACACAAGTGACGCCGTTGGCTGGAGCCGTGACGACGGCTTGGGATACGGAATCCCCGAGGGCCGCGAGCGGGGTCAGGGTCGGGATGAGCAGCTTAGGCTGACCCGTCGTCAGCCCGTCGAATGTCACCGAGCAGATCGGGACCGTCACGTCAGCGTCACCGTCCAGGATGGAGCCTTTCGGCACCGACGGCGCGGCGGCGCTCGAGCCGGGGGTTCCCTGGAGAACCTTCCACTCAACCTTCTCGACAAGAGTCGGGCTGGACCCGCTCACATCGCGGGTGTAATGGACGCAGATGTAGTCCATGCGCTTCTTGCCTTGCGAGCCGCTCGCCACCTTAACGTCCTCGGGCGCGGTGACACCGATATGGCGACCCTGCACGATCATGTCGCCGGTCGCGATACGGACGGTGTTCGCGTCGACAAGCGATGGGGCCAGCTTGCCGCCCGTCTGCAGCACATAGCTGCCAGTGCCGACTTCGCCCGCAATGCGGCGCCCGTCGTCGGCCGAGCTGACGTGTGGCACGCCCGCTTTGCCGGTCACAATCTCCATTTAAGCCGTCCTTTCCCATATAAAGCCGTTCTGGCTGTCTCGCATGGACCACGTTCCCCCATAGGTGGCACCGGGGTTTTTGCCCTTGCTTTCCATATAGAGGGAGCCCACAGGGTGTGCGGCGAGGAACGTCTGGGCGGTCGAGGCCGCGGGACCCTGTGGCCCCGTCTCCCCGACAGGCCCCTTTAGGTTGCCCAACTTAATCCATGCCATGTCGACGCCTCCGACTAGGCCTTGTAGGTGTACAGGTCCCCGGTGGCGGCGTCGATGTAGACCGAGCCGACCACGGCGGTGCCGGTCGGCGCGCCGGTCCCGGCGGTCACGGAGGTGCCGTCGGCGCCCTTGTCTCCCTTGGGGCCCGTCTGACCGGTCGGGCCGGTCTCCCCCCTCAGCCCCTGGATTCCCTGCTTGCCCTGCGCTCCGGTGTCGCCCTTGTCGCCCTTGGGACCCTTGAGCGAGCCGATGTTAGCCCATGCCAT